TCGCGGGCGGCCAAGTATTCGGTGGTCGCGGCATATGAATCGTCTATTCGTGGATGTCAACTGGCAAACACAATTCGAACCGGGGATGTGGATTGTGATGGAGGCGACACGCACCATCGATCCCGATACCTTTACGGAGGTTTGGAGCGACCGTTGGTTACAACGATTTACGATTGCACTCATCAAACGTCAATGGGGAATGAATCTGAGTAAATTTGGCGGTGTGGATTTGCCGGGTGGTGTGACATTGGACGGAAGAGCAATTCTCTCTGAAGCCAATCAGGAGGTCAAAGACCTGGAAATCGAAGTGCAGGATACCTATCAAGAACCTGTCTCGTTTATTGTGGGTTAATTATGGCCGTCAATCGTTACTTTAGATCAACCGGATTTAAGCCGGAACAAAACCTCCTACAAAACTTGACCGACGAGGCCATTCAAGTTTACGGGCACGATGTCCATTATATTCCTCGCGATGCGGTGAATATGGATGCGTTCCTTGGTGAAGACCCGATGGCGGCCTTCACGACGACCTATCCCATCGAGATGTATCTCACGTCATCGGAGTCTTTCCAGGGGCAGTCCGAGTTCATTAGCAAGTTCGGATTGCACATCGAAGACCAAGCAACCTTTCTCGTCTCGACCCGACGCTTCGCCGCGGCGGTCGTGGATGCGGTTGACTCCGCACAGACAGTGATATCACGTCCACGAGAAGCGGACCTCATCTATATTCAGATGAGCGAGGACCATCGATATTTGTTTGAGATTAAATTCGTAGAAGACAAGCAGCATCTCTTTCAGTTGGGAGAACTGTATACCTACGAGCTACGTTGCGAACTGATGAACTTCACCAACGAGAAGGTCGATACAAATGTGGAAGCCATCGACACGGTCGCCCAGCGTGAAGCCTATACCATCAACATCACGATGGACACAGGCGGCACCGGCACGTATGTCGTAGGCGAATCTGTGTATCAGGGGAATACGACATTGGCCACAGCGACTGCGTCCGCAGAGGTGTATGAGTGGACCGCATCGACGCGCGTGCTTGGCGTGCAACGTGTAGTAGGCACGTTCGCAGGCAGCACGGCAGTCAAAGGGGATACCAGCGCCGCACAGTGGACTACAGTGACAGCCGCGGCCGAGACAGCACCAACTGTTCACGACCCACTTTCGGATAATGAATTCCTGCAAGGGAATCCCCTGAGTGTGGTGAAATCTCGCGGCACGCATATGTTGGAAGACTGATGGAGACGCATTTCAAACATCTTTTGATGCGGCGCTATCTTCTGTCATTTGGATCGTTGTTTGACAACATCACATTGACACGGGAAGATGCCGCTGGCGACGAAGTCTATCGTCAGATTGTGCCGATAGAGTATGGGCCAAAAGAACGCTGGCTCACGCGGCTCACGCAAGACCCCGACCTTCTGCGTGGCGTTGGTCAGGTTGTGCCGCGTCTCTCGTATGAGATGTCTGGGATAGCCTATGACACCACCCGCAAACTCAACACTCTTGAGAAACTAACGTACGCTGCGTCATCGCCAGATGATCGTGCGCGGCTGTATGTCGGGACACCGTATACTTTGACCGTCGGTCTGTCTATCCTCACGAAACTGCAACAGGACGGCATGCAGATCGTGGAACAGATTCTACCGTACTTCACACCGAACTATACGATTGCGGTGCAGCCAATGGACAGCTATCCAGATTTGGTGGATGTTGTACCTATCGTTCTACAAAGCGTATCGCAAACAGATAACTACGAGGGCAGTTTCGAGACACGACGTATCATTGTGTGGGATTTAGAATTCTCGATGAAGGTATATTTCTACGGGCCGGTTAAGGATAAAGCCCGTATCAAAAAAGTCATTGTCGATCTGTATAATTCAAACAGCGACGACTTGGCTGCTCCGAATCTGGATGCGTCGCCACATATTGCGATTACCGTAGTGCCGTCGGTGTCGGTGTCTGCATCCGCCAGTCCGTCATCTGAAGAGACATCCGTAATCAGTGCCAGAGAGGCAGCGGTCACCACGGTCATCGAAGACTTCGGAAAATTTGCACCGTCGACATCACCGTCAGCATCGTATAGTCCGTCGGCCTCTGTCAGCCCATCGGCGTCACGGAGTCCGTCATCGTCTACCAGCCCGTCGGCATCTATATCGCCGTCGATTAGCCCGAGTGCGTCTACCAGCCCGTCGGCATCTGTCAGTCCGTCAACGTCACGTAGCCCGTCAAGTTCTGTGTCATCATCGATTAGCCCGAGCGCATCGATTAGCCCGTCTGCGTCACGTAGTCCATCTGCGTCACATAGCCCATCGAGTTCTGTGTCGCTCTCGATTAGTCCGAGTGCGTCCATTAGCCCATCGGCGTCTGCGTCACGTAGTCCGTCTGCGTCACGTAGTCCGTCATCGTCTACCAGCCCGTCGGCATCCGTCAGCCCGTCGGCATCAGCTAGCCCATCATCCTAAATGCAACGCGGACACGTAATACAAAAGCAGGAGTTGAATAAACTCCTCGATCTCGACCCCGCACTAATAGCCGAGGAAGAGACAACATCCGTCCAACGCGCCGCGGCGCCCAACAAACTTGCGTCGGCGACTGCGGAGGAAGCATTCGAGGAAGACTTTGGTTATGCGCGGTCGGTTGTGCGGGAGAGTATTGACCAGGCCCGCGAAGCCGCGGTCACCGCAATTGAACTGGCACAATCCGGCGACAGTGCGCGTGCCTATGAGGTCGTTGCGGGAATGCTGACGGCCATCGTCAATGCGAATAAAGAACTATTGGTACTCCATAAGACCAAGGAGGATACGCGCAAGTCCCGTGAGGGTGGCGCATCGACTTCGGGTGTGACAATTGAAAAGGCCGTATTTGTGGGGCGCGCCTCCGACCTGTTGCGCGAACTACGTACGTTGTCAAAGGGTGAACCAAAGGTCATAGATATTAGTGAAGAATAAATGCCCAAGAATTCATTTGATTCCAATGCGGGCTATAACGGCAATCCTAATCTCCCACTTCCGAATGCCGAAGTCTCGCTTACCGACAAAGAACTTAAAGAGTATGTGAAGTGTTCGGAGGATGTCTATTACTTCATCAACAGCTACGTAAAGATTGTCCACGTCGATCACGGCATCGTGCCGTTTGCGATGTGGCCCTTTCAGCGAGAGATCATCAAAGCGTTTGAGGACAACCGCTTCGTCATTTGTAAACTCTCGCGACAGTCCGGCAAGTCAACCGTCGTCGTCTGCGGCTACTTCCTCTGGTATATTCTCTTTCGCACCGATGTCAGCGTCGGTGTTCTCGCGAACAAAGAATCCACCGCCATCGAACTGCTACGTCGGCTGAAGCAGTCCTACGAACTCTTGCCGAACTTTCTGAAGCAGGGGATTCTCAAATGGGACCAGAAGCTCATCATGCTGGCGAACAACTCCCGCGTGCGTGCGGAGAGTACAAATGCCACCGCAATTCGAGGCGACACCTTCAACATTCTGTTCCTTGACGAGTTTGCGTTTGTGCCAGAGAATATTGCTGGCGACTTTATGACATCAGTGTTCCCCACGATATCATCAGGTAAAACCACCAAACTATTCATCGTCAGCACACCAAACGGCTACAACCTCTTCTACAAAATCTGGAACGACGCACAAGAGAAACGCAACTCCTATTTTCCCATCGGTTTCACCTGGCGCGATGTACCTGGGCGCGACGACGAGTGGGCCGAGGAAATGCGGAAGAACCTTGGCAGCGAACAAGCCTGGGAACAGGAATTCGAATGCTCGTTCCAGGGCAGCGCGAATACACTCATCCCAGGGCACAAGCTCGCGTCCATGTCATTTATGACGCCGATCGATATTCGGGGGGACCTCAAAATCTATGCGCAGCCGATTCGCGCAGATGAGAAGGGAAATCCCTCGCACATCTATGTGGCCATGGTCGATGTGTCGCAGGGGCAAGAGCAGGATTACAGTGTTATAAATATCTTTGACGTGTCGATATCGCCGTTTCGACAGGTCGCCGTGTATCGTCGGAATAATATCACACCACAACTGTTTGCGCCAATCGTGCGCGATGTTGCTGCGTATTATTGTAACGCATATACGCTGGTTGAAATCAACGACGTTGGCATTCTTGTTGCGGATACGTTACACGCGGAACTAGAGTACGAACATATTCTCTTCGTGCGCATGCATCCCAAGCGCGGCCAGATGTTGGCCGGCGGGTTTCATGTGAAGTCGCGGATGGGATTGCGACAAACACAGGCCACAAAGCGTATTGGTTGTGCTGCGTTGCGGGCAATGGTCGAGAAAGACCAACTTCTCATTTATGATTACGATACGCTACGGGAACTAACAACGTTCGTTGCACACGGGCACAATTACAAAGCAGAACAGGGCGCCCATGACGATTGTGTAATGACGCTGGTACTCTTAGGATGGTTGTCCGCACAAAGAGGATTTGAGAACTATGTGGGCTTGTCCATGAGGAAGTTGCTCATCAATCAATACGAACCCGTCACACTTGATGAACCGTTTGTGGGATATCTTAGCGACGAACCCACGGTCTCGTGGACCGAGGATGGCGACCGCTGGACGCTCTCGGATGAAGATATCGCAAAAGACTTCTGGGGATGACGAACGTGCCGAAAGTCTAAATACAGGTATAGGTATCCGCAGTTACATCTGGCGGCACAAATTTCGCGGTATTCTTTTTTCACCGAATCCCGTTACGAAGGAGATATAGGGTTATGGCATTTCAAGTTTCGCCCGGCATTAATGTTTCTGAACGGGATCTGACAACGGGCGTCGTAAACGTCTCCTTGTCGTCCGGCGGATTCGTTGGCCCTTTTGTGTGGGGACCATGTTTGCAAGTGCAGAATGTTAGCAGTGAGGTTGACTTGGTGGCTCAGTTCGGTGAACCAGATGCCAACAATTTCCAATATTGGTACTCTGCTGCGGCATTTCTCGCATACTCCAATACGCTCAAAGTTGTTCGGGCAATCAGCGGCAATGCGCTGAATGCGACGGGTGAGGTCAAGTCAACCACCGGCACAGGGATGGCGAATACCTCGACGACAGCCATTACCGGAACAGGTACGCTGTTCTCGACTGAATTGGTTGTCGGCCAAACAATTACGCTTGGAACAGACGAAGAAGCCACTGTCGCCACGATTGTCGACAACACACACATCACCGTCTCTTCTGCGTTGAGCGGCGCCGTTTCTGGTGCCAATACCTATACCACATACGGTGTGCTTATTAAGAACGATACCCACTGGGATTCGTCCTTTGCATCCGGCACTTCGGGATACGGAGCCGTTGCAGCTAAGTGGCCGGGTGATTTGGGAAATTCGCTCAAGGTGAGTATCTGCCCATCCGCAGCGGCCTTCCAAGCGAATGCGACCGGTAGTCTCGTCACGACAGCAGGTAGCGCGACGGTCACCGGCACCGGAACACTCTTCCAGACTGAACTGATTGTTGGTGATTACGTCCTCATCAATAAGAAGCGATATCAGGTGAAGTCGGTAGCATCCAATACGTCGATGACCATGGAAAAGTCGGTGACCACCGCGAATACGTGGACAACCACCAATTGGCAGCGTCAGTGGGAATACTGGGACGACTTCGACGCCGCGCCGGGAACAAGCGCGTATGGAACTGACCACGGAGCTACCACCGACGAAATGCATGTGGTAGTCACGGACGAGGATGGGAAATTCGAGGGCTTGGTTGACAATCCCGTCGAACGATATGCCTACGTTTCGAAAGCCTCTGATGGCAAGTCTCCAAACGGCGACAACAACTACTATGTCAATGTGCTGAATCGCCAGTCTGCATATGTATGGTGGTTAGCGCATGTGGGCACCACGACAAACTGGGGTTCAAAAACACTGGGTTTGACCTTTGGTAGTAAGTCGCTGCCGTACACGAAGTCGCTGCAAGGTGGCAACGACGAGAACGAGAACATCACCGTTGGTCAGGTTGAAACAGGATGGGACCTCTTTGTCGACCCGGACTCGACAGAAGTTTCGCTACTGATTACCGGTCCTGCGGCACCATCGACATTGGGCACTTATGTCGTGGACAACATCGCCGCCGTGCGCAAGGATGCCGTTGCATTCTTGTCGCCACTGAAAGCCAGTGTGGTGGACAATCTCGGGAGCGAGAACGCGTCAATCACGACCGACAGAAACAATCTCCCATCGAGCAGCTATGCCGTAATGGATAGCGGCTGGAAATACACATACGACAAGTACAACGATGTATATCGTTGGGTGCCACTCAACGGGGATGTTGCGGGCTTGGCAGCGCGGACCGATCAGACGAACGACTCGTGGTACTCACCCGCCGGCTTCAGTCGCGGCAATATCAAGAACGTGGTGAAACTCGCATGGACACCAAAGCAGGCTGACCGTGATGACCTCTACAAGATCGGCGTCAACTCGGTAGTGAGTTTTCCTGGTCAGGGTGTGTTGTTGTATGGTGACAAGACGATGTTGAATCGTCCAAGTGCGTTTGACCGCATCAATGTTCGTCGATTGTTCATTGCCCTAGAGAAGACGATTTCGCAGTATGCGAAAGACAATCTGTTTGAGTTCAATGATGAGTTCACACGGTCGCAATTCACGAATGTGGTTGAGCCATTTCTACGAACTGTCAAAGCGCGTCGGGGTATCACAGACTTCTTGGTCGTCTGCGACTCGACGAATAACTCGGCGGATGTTGTGGACAGGAATGAGTTCGTTGGAACTATCTTTGTGAAACCGAGCCGTTCAATTAACTTCATCCAGTTGAACTTTGTAGCCGTGCGTAGCGGTGTGGCGTTCCAAGAGGTAATCGGCGCAGTCTAACGCGCGTCTAGAGGAGAACAGGTATGTCATTTAATCTTGACCAGTTTCGTAGTAAACTCAAGGATGGTGGTGCGCGGCCAACACTCTTCGAGATGGAATTGCGATGGCCGTCAACGATAAGGGCCGGAAACGATGCAGCCCAAGCGTCGCGATTTATGGTGAAAGTTGCGGAGATTCCGGCATCGACCGTGGCTGCGATCACGGTTGGGTATTTCGGACGCAAACTCAATGTAGTTGGCGATCGCTCATACGCCCCGCTCACGGTGACAGTCATCAATGATGAAGATTTCATCATTCGCCGAGCGACGGAGGAATGGATAGACCGTATGTCGGGTGCCAGTAGTGCAGTCTCGCAGTATCGGGGCGGTAGTGCTGAGGGGGGATATACATCAAAACTGTCAGTGACCCAATTTGGTCGTCAAGGTGAAAGATTGCGCACGTATGATTTTATAGGCGCGTTCCCCACTGAGGTGTCGTCGATTGCCTTGGGCTGGGACAGCACCGATACCATTGAAGATTATACCATCGGATTCGCTTATCAGTGGTGGGAAGTGGCCGGAGAACTTCCAACACGCGAAGCGCCGGTGGTTAATGTTGATGTTAATGTTGGTTAATAAATAGTTCGTCTATCAAGGAGGGCCCTTTCGGGGGTCCTCCAACAATGAACGTGTCTTATATCATTCACCTTCCTTCCGAGGATATATAATTGCCCCGCTTATTTGGATTTGAGTTTGATTGGAATAGGCGGTCATCTGCGCCCGTTGCAGTCAACAATGACGCACCCTCGTCCAATACCGTTAGTTTCGTGCCGCCTGACAATCAGGACGGCGCACTTAACGTTCAATTT